CACACTCTATATCTAACGAGCCGCCAAGCTTGATTAGGCTTGGGTCGCTGAATTTATTAACACTGGCAACAATATCACTAATCCCATCTTCTTCTTGCTTAACTGGAGCCAGTGGATCAAACAATACGTCTGATGTGGCATCTTTATTGCAAGGCTTAAGGGTTACCGCACAACATTTAAAAATAGATGAGACTAGCGTGTTGCCTTTGCGCTCTATTGTAGAACCCTCGACGCTAAACCTGGTTATAATAGGAAGTTTTCTAGTATAGTAATATCTAAAAATAGCGGCTAAATCTTTAGCACCCTGATGGCTATCTGAATCTAGCAGCTCAGCTACGATATAAATTAAGGGTACACCAGATTTTTCCCAGTAAAACAACTGCCTTTCGTCTTCACAATCTTCTGCGCTGTAAATCTTGCGGCCGTAAATTATGTGCCCAACAACGTCTGTTGGGGAATTAGACTTGTGCTCATAATTCAGGGTGGCGGTGCCGTCTTTAATGGCTGATATGTCACAACCCTTGACATTTAGCACTTCTCCGCTAGAATCGATGTGCTCAGATGCAGCAATGCCATCAATGATCATTCCCTTAGCTTTTTTAATTATGCCTTGAATTTTGGACAAATTTCACCCTTGTCTTAAAGATTATACGCTTTATATGTATGACTAAAGCTTACAAACCTCTTTGATGAGCGTATTCATCCCAACCTGGAGATTTATAAGTAACTTTGCCGCTTGAAGTAAACCCGTAACCCGGAAGGAGCGTTATTAGCGTACAACGTTCATGTGGGTGTAATCCCGACACCTTAGGGGATGGATCTCCTATTTTGTGAAATCCAGAACCTAGATCCGACACTTTCCAGGCTTTGGGAGTTACCCCATCAGGTAATAAATGAAGCCTCTTGCACTCTTTGCAAAGAGAGTTATCGTGAACACACAAAAAAGCCACTGTGGGATCGTTAATTCCAGAATATGCATTTATTTTAGTTATTGAATCTAAAATAGACACGTTTTGTGCCACTGTGCTTTCTGTATCAACAACTCTTTTGACGTCCGAGGTCAATTTACCCCAAACTTCATTCATCTGTTGATCTAAGAATCCCTCTAAATCGACATCTTCGTCTTTGTTTTTGTTGGATTCTTCAATAAAAGACTCAATTTTATTAATAGTTACAGCTTTAGCTTTTTCTTGAAGAGCCGTCAGATAGTCCGTGCCTACACTAAGCACTCTTCCCATTACTTCTTCATTATGACCAACACCCTCTGATTTAGCTGCCAACTTAAACAAACTAGTGACAGATAAATCGGAATTCAAAGAAACAATTAGGCCCTTAGCTGTCCCAGGAGGGGCTTTGCCTAAAAACCTAGCTTTAGCCTTAATAAAAAGCCGGTCTATAGCCGCCTCAATGAACTTAATAGCCTTGTTCGTCAAGTTCATTTTATTTCTTCTTAGGTAAGAGATCCTTGGTAGCTGCCTTAATTTCTTCTAGTGCGTCGGAAGTATCTTGCTCCCAACCTTCCATGAAGTGATTAATAACCCTTTTTTGCTCTTGAATTAATTTTTTCTTGTTTAGCGGTAATTTAGATTCCGCCTCGCTTTTCAAAAGACCCGCCGCCTGATCCACTCCACTAGCAATTTGTCCCTGAGCTTCTTGGCCAGCACCTTGTTGCGGTTGTTGAGCTTGCTGCTGGGCTTGTTGTTCCATTTGTTTTTGTTGCATCTCAAGTTGTTGTTTACCTTGAATTAATTGCTGATTTTGGAACCAAAAAGGATCTCTGACATAAGCAAATTCAGGATCATTAGCGGCGCCCTTAATGCCAAACATATGCTCTCTAATATATCCTACATGTAAGTAAGAGGCGATAGTTTGCTGCCATGCAGGATTAAGTAGCATTTTGCCACCCAATCCTTCGCCCAAGGGCTTCTTTTCGACCTTGGCCAAAATATCATCAACGGTAAGGTGAATATTTACTTCTGCACCGATACGAGCCGCTTCTTTTTCAGCGGTTTCAGCGTCTAATCCGACCATCTTGAATGTTGCAATTTTAGACAAATCTTCATCAATTAGCGGCAAAATTTTTGCGTTAATGAAGTTTTGGAAATGTGCGATTAGGGGGCGTAAACCTGTATCTCTAGCAGCTTGCATCTGATATTCAGTGTTTGTTTCAGATAAAGCTTGTGAGTTGGTTCCTTTTGAAAGGTGACCATACCCGGAAAGCTCTTCTGGGCTCATTTGGAAACCAGATAGAATAACTCTAGCATTTGAGTCTGAAAGATATTGATATTCCATATCTCTAGAGCTATTATCAATTGGAATCCAGCTAATATCGTCCTGAGTTCCAACACCAAATACAGGCATTCTAAACGCTGAACCTACACCATTAATTGAAGCATTGAATTGTTGTCTAATACTGCCAATAATTTCTTTGCTAACGTTTTCAGACTTAATCACGAACATCCCACGGCTAGCGCGGCCGTTCTGAAAATACATTTTATTGTGACTGGTAATGTTGATGTGAGTTGTTACTGCACTAATAATTGTGTCTAGTGGCGCAATTGGATATCCATTCAGCTCGATATGAGTGGTAGGATAAAAATTATGGACTAGACATTCTTCAGCGGTAAAAGCTTGTCTGGGTCTTGCATGAATAACTTGAACATAAGCATATTCATCATTCATGAACTTTTCTGGCACTAAACGCTTGTTTTTCAAGCGACCTAGGCTGTTAACGGCAGCTTTTCGTACAGAGGCCGCTTCATTTGAGAAGGGGGTTGCAAAATAAATAGTACCAGCATCGATAGGACGGAAAGAGTGAAACTTCTTATCAGAGCCAACACCAGACTGGATTACCTCAACTGCAATACGGCCAAAAGTGACAGCATCTCTCGCTGTCATAAATAAGAACTCGCCAAAACCTAAAGCTTTATCGTCCTTCCAGCCATTTGTTTTACCACAAGAAAGAATTGTCATTTCAGCCTTAGCGATTCTCTTTTGTAAGGCCTTCTTTCGGTCATCATCTAATGATTCAATCAATCCGGGCATTGGTTCAATTTTAAACCCGGTCGAGAAGCGATCAGGTTGAGGGCGACCAAATGAGGACATCATTGATGCTCTGGCTTGCACAATTGCCGCCACCAAGTCATCCTGGATTGAAATACGCTTCAGGATGTCGTCAGGTAGGAGACGTGTTTTCAGTTTGTAGATATTTGAAAAGTTAGAATTAATGTCTGGATCTTCTTCAAACGCCATTCTTTCAATAGTCTGACCAGGACCATTTAAAACATTATTGAAAGACTTTCTTAAAGAACCGCCTTCAAAAGAACTTGCTTGATCAACAATTTCCATGTAAGGATTGACACCCTTAGGTTTAGAAATTGAAGATTCGCCAGCCATGACCTTAAAAAGACCCTTTTCTTCTTTACCAATTAGAGACAAACTAATATCCGTCCTTTTTGCTTGTTAGGTGGCTGAAATTACAAGCAAATTTAAATTTGTATTCGATTTATTAACAACTGTAAGACTATAAGTAGCTCCAGTTTTCATCCAGACACCAGGGCGACTAGGATTCCCAAGCTCCAAGGGGCTCAATCTTTGAAAATCACCAGTGTCTCCGTTGATTCTAACGATACAGTTTTGATCGGCCTCAATATATAAAACGTTTTTGCTTTCAGAGTATATCAAAACACCAGTAGCACCGGGAGTAATGTTGGACTCTTGAGCCAATGAAACCGTAGAAACAAACTCAATAAAATTGTCAGTTACAGCAGTAATAGTGTAAGAGCCTTGCGTAGAAGCGACAAATCCAGCAGAAATAATTACAGTATCGCTGATTTGAACGCCAGAGCTGGAGAAAGCTCTTATTTGGCTATTGCTGGTTAAAGTTACAGTTTCAGATACTGCTTCAAAGACAGCGCCAGCAGCTCTAACAATAGTAATACTCAATCCAGACGCTTTGGCCAAAACAGTCCAATAGCCTGAGTTCAAGGGGCTAATAACTCCCGCCGCATCTCCAGTTGCTACGCCTGGAATGAAAATAGTGTCGCCAACTACGACACTGGTAAAATCAGAGGGAGATAAAGCTGGAACTGATAAAGTAACGGCATTATTGGCTAATACTGTGAAAGTAGCAACACAAGTGTTTAATGTAAGGTTTCTTCCTACACGAAACCCTGGAGTGGTGCCGCCTGTATGAGCAAGTCTATATAAGCTGGAGAATCCAGATAATAAAGAAAGAGAAAAAGCTGAAGTACCGTCAATTGTAGTAGTTCTAACTCCATCAAAAATTAACTTAGAGGCTCCTGGTTGAATTTCGTGAGACCTAGATTCAGGGTCCTTCACTTGAATTCCACTAAAATCTCTTGTCCAGTCGACCAATCTAAGCTGTGGGTTAGAATTTACGGTTCTGTCCGAAAAAACTAGTAATTTAGTGTAAAGATTGAGAGTTCCATCCAAGGGGAGCCGCCTTATTAAATAGTACTTTAGGGGAAAGATTAAAACCTAAGGGGTTATTCAATACTCCAAACAAACCTAGAGTTTGAGGGAGACTCTTGACCAGAATCTTCCGAAATCTCGGAAGTATCAGACAAAAAGCCACCAATAATACTTCTCATCTCTTTTTGAATTGCCGTGGCCTCGTCTTTAGACTTGGGACCTTGGCCTGAATCGAGAATTGAATTATCGCCAAAACTAGCTATAATTTTACTAGCTCCCGACGTTTTAACGGAATTCATGACAAAGTAGCGGAAGGAGTCGCAATTACCGGCAACAAAAACCTTTCCGTTTGTTCTGGCTAGAAAACCACCCTTAGTTGTAGTAACACAATAGACTCTTTGGTCTGGTTTCGAATCAACTTCAACAATTTCTTCTTTAGCTAAATGAGTAATAGGCTGTTTTCTTAAAACGTTGCCGCGATAAATTTTACTTGTACTTGTATATATTTTCCCATTTAGTGGAGAAACCATACTTCTCCCTGCTGCCATGCAATCATAAGAAACAATCCGGCATCCAAATCCTAGGCTAAGCGTTAGGATTTGGATGCCATCAATTAAGTCTTTAGATATAGAATCATAGTGCCATGCAGAGTTGGTCCTACAGCCGTCTCCAGCCATATATCCATCCCAAAAAGATAGTCTTTCGGCGTGAGTCATTTGCATGACGGTCTCTATTTCTAGTTTTTTACTATGGCTATGTTGGCCCATAAGCTTGAGCCAATTTTGAGCACGCTCCTTTTGACCACTAAAAACAAATCTAACACATTCTGTTTTTTTTCCTATGGTTTCGGACCAATTCCAACCTAATTCAGTCGCAAAAGACCTAACCTGATCTTGTTGGGGTTTCTTTTTTTGGTCTACTATTATAAAAGTAGGCCTTCCTGTGTCAAAACAGCCTTCGGCCAACCAAAAACCAGCCATCCAAGCCTCTTTATCTCCTTGAGGGAAAACTCCTGGACCTTCTTTCCATTCAGATAAATTATTCGACCAATAACTCTCAGCTGGTAGCTCAGCTACGGTTTTTTTAATTGTCTTCTTAACTTTATTCTTTTTCCAATTAGCTTGAGTAATAACAGAGTGGAGATGTCCTTCGGTTGCAGTCCATTCCAAGTGATTATGATTTACCTTGAATAACTTACCATTATAAGGCTTATTTATTACAGATAAGGGCTTTTCCCAATTACCCCTGCAATCACTGTCTACAGCCATAATTTCATCATTTTCAGAAACTACAGCCAGAGATTTCCATCCTTTCTTGGTTAAAACCTCAGTTTCTGCTGTAAAACATTCGTCATCGTTTATTTTAGAAGGTTTTTCTGAAATATTACCAGCCAAGTCCGTCTCGAAATGGTATGTTTCTAACCTAGAAAGTAGCAGTTCTATTTGATTAGCTTCTTTTAAGAAAAATAAAGATGGACTACCTACTGCTGGCTGTAGTTTAGATCTAACAATTTCAATACCAGCCTTAACTGAACCTGCATTTTTAGACCATTCCTTGACGTGAAACTTACCTTTGGTGGCGAATGTCTTAGCTGAAGCTGGATCTTCAGGATCGGCAAAAACCGTGGGATTTAGTTTAGAAAGATGCGAACAAGCTAAAATCTTGTCATCTAATTCTAGATTGGCTCTGGAAACCACATCGCACACAACTAAATAATTACCCCATTTAAATCCAGTGACAGCGACGAACGGATGGGTAAACCCAAAGTCAATTCCAGTAGAAAATGCCGCGCCGTTAACTCGGAACCATTCGATTATAGAGTCTCGGGTCATTGGTGATGGAGGTGGTTCACCATTGCAAATTTGGAATATTTCGTCTGCTGTTTTAACGTGTTTCTGGCGATTTAGTTTGGGGTAAACTAGACCAGCAGAACTAGGTGAGCGACACATTAATTGAGTAAGGACATCTTCTAGCGATTGATCTACGATTTTCGCCGCGATCTCAGCAATAGGAGACAACATCGGGCTATCGGATTTCTGATGTGTAGCCAATCTTGTCTTGCAAATGGAGAATAGGGGGCATGTCTTGCACCCAGCAAACGCTTCCTGCTTGACAAAGTTCTTTCTAGAAACTTCATCTAAATTCTCAAGCTGCTTATCATCAAATACTTCTAAGGTCTGGTCATTGATCCATAAATCAATCTTAGGCTCTTCTGGCTTATGTCTATCAGCTGGACATTTCTCAAGAACATCAACGATGTTCCAATGCCTTACTGCTAACTTTGTTTTATGAGCTGCGTCTAGTTCTTTTTGCACTAGACCGTAACTAAATTTCCTGGTAGAAGTAAGGAGCGTAATAGGTAACATCCCATTCCTAGCTTTAGGAATGTTTTTTGATTCTTTGTAACCTCTAACCCTCTCACCATCAATTGTGTCAATTTCGTCACAAGCAAAAAATTCTGAATGCAACCCGTTGGCCCCTTGTAGAGAGCAAATAACAATTTGAAGAAAATTAGTAATTAAATCATAGTTTTGCTTTTCTGATTCAGATAAAAGGGCGAATTCAGACGCTACGATATTGTGCTTGGTTTTTTTATGCTCATAACGAGTTATTTCGATACGCTTTTTATTTTCAAGTGTTTTGAAATCCCTTAAAAAGGGTAATTTCATAAAATTAATAACATATTCTTGAGATCTGTCGGACTGATCTTTAGTCGCCGCCATATGTCCGACATTTCTTTTAAGATGGAACATCATCAAGATTTCTAATATAGATGATCCGAGAGTTTTACCCCCACCTCTTGTGGCATACGCCATTACTCGACTGAATCCCTCTACATCATTGTCCCTGGCTCTTGAATATAGCTCCCAAATCAAGTCCATTGGGTTTGAATTAGATTCTTCAGAGACCGTGCAATTAGGCAGATCTATCTGAAGGTAGACCTTAATCCACCTATGTAGCGCCTCTTTTGTTTCAGCAGGCACAAACAAGATTTTTTTAAGTAGGTCTTCCTTACTAACGGCCAAATTATACCCCAAATTTATAATTATGCAATTTCAAATCCAATCCAGTTATTGCTAAACCAATGCATTCTGAAATTGGAGAATAAACTCCTAGTACTTGTTTAGCTACTAGCTCGATACTTTCAACGTTTTTGCTAGGCAAACCATAATCCATGTATGCAAATGTACCATCTCTAAACTCAATCAAGCAAACGTTGTGTCCACCATAGCCAAGCTCGTTACCCTGCCAAGTTCTACCGCCAGTCTTTAACCAAGCCACAGTTAAAACTTTAGCGCTTTTAATCAAACCGAAATCTGATCCAAAAAACGGGTTAGTTTTAAGTTCGTTTGTAATTATAGCAGACTGGTAAGTGGCGAATTCATCGCAATCACCAATATGCTTTTTATCAGAATTATTAGCGCTCCATTGGATTTTTTCAGCCGATGCCCACGCATCCCAAAGTTTATACCACTTGTCCATACTCCATTTCAAAGTCCTAACGTAATCAATCATGTCATAAAAAGTATCAAATCTTTTTAAATTGGCTTTTTTGTTTCGCTCTGAAAATAATCGGTATATTTTATACCAAGCAATATTTACTCTTAAATTGATGTATAAATAAAAAACAATTTTACCGAGCCAAACCCTAGACTTAATAAATTTCACTTGAATTCACCGTCGATTATTTTTAAAATTTGAGCCGCTTCGTGTGGAGAAACACTTTTTTCTGATTGCGGTTGTTCCATTTTATGGACAATTTCACCAGAGATTTGTTGCTTTTGATTCTGCTCTTGACCTGTTAGCTTTAAGAGCATTTCGGCGAAATCTTTATATTGCTTAAATGACATGTTTTGCCATTCTTCGCCTAATTCAGTTTTATCTCCATTTTGGATGTATTTCTTGAACTTGTCATTCCACATTTTATGGTATACCGCCATAGAATTACTAACAAACTCAATGGCTTCTAACTGGCTTTTCTGATATTTTTCTTTTGAAAGACCTAAAGCTGCATTCTGAGCGGTCTTTTTCTTTTCATCCCAATTTAAATCAATTTTAGTTTTAACAATTAGGCCTAGGTCTAAACCAGGATTCATTTTGGCAATTTCTTCAGCACCATAGCCTTGCATGTACAAAGTGAATAATTGTTCGGCGGTTTTGGTCGATAGCGGAGAGTTTCTTTCAGCAACGTATTTTTCGTAAGCTTTTTTCTCGTTTGGAGAAAGCAATTCTTGCTTTTCTTTTAAAACAATGTCGGAACTCATCTTACTTTTCCTTACCTAAATTCAGTAACTGCTTTAAAAGATTAGCGTATTTTCTAATTTTAATTAAATTAAGTTCAGCTTGCTTGTTTTGATTAGGATAAAATACAATGTTTTCGTTGGATAACTCTAGTATTGAGTTAATAGCTTCTAGTAGCTGATTAGCTTCGCTCACCGCTTGTTCTTCTTTTTTGTTTTGGTTTTTTCTTGATAATTACTTTTATTGTTTAATTTTACAGTTACATTGAAATCTGATCCAAGAATGCGGTGTGTGCATTGAGTTAGGTAGTCTTTTCGGATTTGTTCTTGATCTTTTGGATAATCAGCCTTGCCTGTTAAAGTAAAAGTAACCTTTTTTGAGTCAAAATCTAAATTGACTACGTTTTTTAGTTCTTCCCCGAATATAACTAAAGGAATTAGCTGTAGGTTGGTCTCCTGAACTGGGTATAGCTTTTGATTGGCTATACTTAATAACCTGACAGAATCAAGCATCTCTCCAGCCTCGTCTTTCAAGGTGGCCCTCTCTTCCAAATACGTTCTTCTACCATTCTCTTGATGGTTTCTTTTGGAGTTTTAATAACGGCGGAATCAACGAATCGCTCTAGCGCCTTATCGATACCTTCAGATTCCCTGACTTCAACCGGCCTACTATCAGTGCTTACTGTCTTTACCATGCCTTTTTGGCGGAATAACGCCATAACCTCGTCAATCCACATCTGAGGTCCAATTAAATTATAATGGTACACATCTTTATTTGCAGGTTCTGCGTTAGTAAGAAAACTTTGGCAATTATCTGGGGTAACATCTAAAACAACAACTTTTTTGACATGAGATGAGGTTGGAATGTTTTTGTATTCCCTTACATTGCCCGTTTCAGCCAATCTAAGGTTTCTTTCTAAAACAGGAGCGTCTGAAACTGATCTCCACCTAGGGGCACCGATGTAAATTACCGGACCAAACTCAGAAGGAGTGTGTATATGTCCAGAAATGTAAGTTTGATTTTTAGGCAAGACGCTAATTTCTATGCCATCAGAGCAATACATCCCGTTCTCGTATTGCGCTCCTTGGAATGTCGCATGACATACAACGGTATCTAAATGGCTGTATTCGTTACAAATAGCCACGAATTCTTCGTTCGAATATTGATAGCCTAAATACAAAACCCCCTCGATTATTTGAGGATCGGTGACTATTCTTGCTAAACCGTCAAAAACAGACATGGAATTAATGCTGTAGTCGCCAGTATTACCAGGAAGATCGTGGTTACCAACCAACACAATGGTTTCCTTTAAAACCAAGGGCCTCAGTCGAGTAAGTGCGCCTTTCCAGAAATCTAAAACATTAATATTGACTATCGCGTGATTATGTGTTTGATCTCCGAGAAACACTAAATAGTCAACTTTATTACACCTTAACGTTTCTTCAATTAAATCAACAAGTTTCACACAATCTTCCAGGTCAGAAGTAGTTGCATGAACGTCGCCTACAAATAGAGTTTTCAAGTGTTTAGTATTTAGGGTTAAAGTCTTTTTTTGAACTCGAAGAAGCGCCAGGACCCGGAACTGAAGTTGGAAGAGGTCTTGGCGCGATTGCGGTTGTTTCAATTTGTTGCTTAAGCAAGACGTGACTCTCAGGCATTAAAATAAAGGTTTTGCCATCAATTTCTTGTGTATTTGCCGCAAAATCATGAGCAGACAGGTCTCCACGAACAAACACTTTCATTCCAGGCAAGAACTTTCCGTCATCACTAGGCAAAACAACATCAAGTGCAGTTAATTCGACCTTTTGAGCGACTCCAATTAAGCCGCCCTTCATAGCTACGGGTTTGATACTTTTAGCAGGAAAGGGAGATACAGCAATTAATTTATTTTGTGTAATCAAAAGAGTCAAATTAAACCCCACGCATTTTAAGAATTTTTTGATGAACAACAGGAAGTTCCGTGATACAAGTGCGCATCAAAGAAAGCGCCTGATTTTGTTCTACCACGGAATCAAACCTACTTTCAACATCTACCTCATATAATTCTAAAGTAGACAATGGCGCTGAACCAAAAACAGGCTCTACGGTGCTATCGCCTGAAATAGTAGAAGCTCCAGCAAGCAACCCCTCAAGCTCCCTAGCATTGGTCCTTTGGCTAACAACCTCTACGTCCGAATTAACTAAGGTTGCAAGTTTTTCAAAGTCGACATTTCCACCAAAAGACCTAATCAGTTTATTGGCTCGATAAATCTTAGCCC